GGTTTCGGTGGCGGATTCAATCAGCGCCCACCTATGCTTGGCGGTGGCTTTGGTGGCGGAATGGGCGGTGGCTTCGGTGGTGGTTTTATGAATCAAAGGCCATACGGCGGTGGATTTGGGCAGGGTGGGTATCAACAGCCAAGGCAAAGGCCAATGCCTAGCTACCCTAGGATGCAAAACAATTACTCTCAAGACCCATTCGGGGGTTATTAGCAATGGATGCAATACAAAATGTGCTGAAACGCATTGCGGAGCTTCGTGCTTCTCAACCTAACAGGACTTATACCAACCCTGTTAGCGGCGATAGAATGTACCAGCCGCCTATGCCAACGATTGGCTCAGGCCAATATCAAGCAATGGTAATGCCTACTCCGATTAATTTGACCACCGGCAAGCCAGATACCACTGGAAGAGTCTTAAAAAGTCAAGTTCCCACTGGAAGAGGCACGGTTCCTGACGATTATGACTATGGAAGAAAGCCGACAGCGCAACAAAAAAAGAGTCCATACACAGGACTGCCTTTGTATGAAAAAGACATAACAGGTGTTGAAGCCGCTAGAAGGTTCAAAGAATACGCCGAAGCAAACAACATTAAGATGGATGGAAACACTCCGATCTTTTCAAGCAAGGCTCAAGCAGACGCTGCCTACGCTGCTGGGTACAGAGGCACTGGAAAGATAAAACTCTCTGAGGCTGACATAGAGGCTTCAAGAAAGAGGCAGGAAGAAGAAGCTAGACGACCTGTAGGAGATCTGAAATCAGACATGCTTGGGCAGCTTTTCGCTTCTGGCGTGATGGACCCAGACAAACTGAAAAGAAAACTTATCAATGACGATTTCTTTGTTGATAAGACGGGCATATTTGGCGAGAAAGGCAAGAAGTACAATATTCAACTGCCTAAGGATCAAATAAATTTAGCACACACCAAATTTACTATGACACCTCCCCCGCCTCCACCTAAGATGGAAGGCAGGTATGTTCCGCCAACATCAAACCTTGGCACACCAGACTCATTGATTCCTAGCAACATCGTTGGCCAGTCTTTTGACCCAAGCTTTGCGGCAAGCTTTACCCCTCCACCGCAGCCCCCTGGCAGCACCTTTGGTGGATACGGTCAGCAAGCACCTATTCAAGCGTTGGCGCCTTATGCAGGTATGGCTCAAAGCAATCCACAACCAACTGATTTCTTTCCGAATTATATTCCAAGGCCTGATCCTGTATTTGAGCAGGCTCCCAGTCCGCCAAGGCCCGTCATGGGTAGCGGCGGCTAAATGGATTCAATCTCTCTGGCTTCTTACATCTATAAGAAGCTTGATCAATATGAAGAATCTCATGTTGATTACATAACCTCTGGCAATATCAAGGATATGGAGGACTACAAATTTGCGATGGGTGAGTTATCGATGCTTCGCACCCTTCGTGAGGAACTAAAAGAAGCGTTGCATATTGAAGGAGATCCCCTCGATGAGTGATCTATCGCTAGATTCCATCGCAACACCGTCCATTATGGATGCATATGTGAGTGAACGGGTCTTAGACCCATCTGTGCTTGATTCAAGTTTGATCGAAAGAATGCCTGAACCTTCTGGCTGGAGACTTCTTGTGCTCCCCTACAAAGGCAAAGGTACGACAGATGGCGGCATACAGCTGCTTGAGTCTACGGTGAGCAAGGAAAATCTTGCTACATCGATTTGTTATGTTCTGAAAGTTGGGCCATTGGCTTATCGTGATCTAGATAAGTTTGGCAACGAACCTTGGTGCCAAGAAGGTGACTGGGTTCTCATTGGTCGTTATGCGGGTGCTCGATTCTCTTTGGAGGATGACCACGAGGTTCGCATCATCAACGACGATGAAGTAATTGGAACAATTCTTGATCCAGACGATATCAAATCAGCATAGGTAAAAAACAATGGCCGAAGAGACATTAAGTGAAGCTTTATCAAAGCTTGACGATGACAATATAAACAGCGCAGCACTGCCTGAAGGTAAGCGCGTAGAAGAAGAAGTTCAGGACGATGCCACTTACATAGAGTTTTCTGAAGAAGAGATGGAAGACATCTCGCCTGTCACGGAAGATTCTGTGCAAGAAGACTTTGAAGCTCCTGAAGTTCAGGGTGAAGAAGAGCTATCTGAAGCAGAGGTAAGAGCTCGCACGGCTCAGAATCGCATTAACCAAGCGGTTAAGCAGGCAAAAGACTACCAGCGCAGAGAGTTGCAGGCGCTTCAGTATGCGAAAGAACTGCAGGAACAGAATGAGCAGCTTTCTTCTCAACTTCAAAAAACGCAAACGTCTACTGCAGAGCAAAACCTCAAGATGCAGGAAACGTACAGCGATGAGTTTGCTACTCGTGTAGATACTCAAGCTGAAGCTGCTAAAAGAAACCTAAAGACTGCATATGAGTCTGGTGATCCAGAAGCTATGGCAGATGCCCAGCAGTTGCTTGCAAAGGCCGAAGCTGACCGCAATGCACTGGCTCAGTATCAACGAGACCTTGAGCAATACAAAGTTGATTATGCTGCCTGGCTTGAGCAGCAAGAAGCTGATGCTGAGCTTCAAGGTCAACAAGCGGCTCAGCAACAACCTGCATATCAAGAACCCACATACCAAGAGCCATCACCAAAAGCTCAAAACTGGGCTTCTGCTAATGAATGGTTTGGCACAGACACGGTTATGACGAATGTCGCTTTTGCTATACATAACGACCTCATACAGAGCGGTGTTGACTTAGAGTCTGATGAATACTACGCTCAAATTGATTCCCGTATGCGGCAAGAACTGCCACATAAATTTAACGGGCAAACTAACGTGGGAGGCAACAACAACGTCCAAACCGTTGTCTCTGGATCGCGCACGACTGGAACTGGACGCAATCAAAACTCTCGTAGAGTTGAACTGAATCCGAGTGAACAAGCATTAGCAAGGAAGCTTGGAGTACCGTTCAAAGAATACGCAAAACAGAAAATGAGGTTACAAAATTCATGAGCGAAGAAACAACAGTACCCGGTTCTGATAGAACCCCACGGCGTGCTTCTTCACGGTCTTCAAAGGCTGCAAGAAAACCATGGACTCCACCTCAAGTATTGGAAACTCCAGAAGCTCCTGAAGGAATGAAGTATCGTTGGGTGCGAACCCACATACGAGGAGAGGCAGATAAGACCAACGTACACATGAGATTTCGTGAGGGGTACGAACCTGTACATCCAAGCGAAGTTTCAGGCTATGACCTGCCGGTTATCGATGACGGTAATCACGCAGGAACAGTCGGTGTCGGTGGTTTGATGCTTACCAAAATTCCAGAAGAGACTGTGGAAGAGCGTAATGCTTACTTCGCACAACAGACCGATCAACAGATGAATGCTGTAGACAACGATCTGATGCGTGAAGAACACCCTGCGATGCCAATCTCGAAAGAGAGAAAGACGCAGGTATCTTTTGGGCGAGGCAACAAATCAACGTAGCCTCATTTTGATTGTGTTTAACTAGGAGATTCAAAAATGGCTAATCAAGATGCCGCTTTTGGAATGCGTCCAGTTCGGATGATAGGGGGAGGCCCCTACACTGGCGGACAAAGCCGATATCGAATCGCCGCTAACTATGGAACCAGTATCTTCCAAGGAGATATGGTTGCCCAGGTTACTGGTGGTACGGTAGAGGTTCACGCTGACGGGGGCACTGTGCCTATCGTTGGTGTGTTCAACGGTTGCCAATACACTGATCCCACGACAAGTGAGCAAGTGTTCAGCAACTTTTACCCTGCAAGCACCAACGCTTCGGACATCATCGCTTTTATTATCGATGATCCGAATGTTGTGTATGAAGTTCAGGCTGATGACACGTTCCCAATTGCTGACTTGTTCGGCAACTTCGATATCGTGTACACCAGTTCTGGCAGCACCGTTACAGGTATCTCTGGCGCTGAGCTAGATGTAACTACGGGCGCAACTACAGCTGGCTTGCCAATCAAGGCGATTGATATTTCTGCTGATCCAGAAAACTCAGATGTTGCCACGGCGAATACCAACGTTCTTGTTGTTATTCAGAACTCAATCTACGGCCAAAAAGGCGCCGGTTTAGCATAGGAGGCTAACTAATGGCTATTTCAAGAGCACAATTAGCCAAAGAGCTAGAGCCTGGCCTCAACGCTTTATTTGGCATGGAATACGCTCGTTATGAAAACGAGCACGCTGAGATCTTTGAAACTGAAGCTTCAGACCGCGCGTTTGAAGAAGAGGTTCTGATCGTAGGCTTTGGTAACGCTCGTGATAAATCTGAAGGGCAGGGCGTTGCATACGACCAAGCTTCTGAAGGTTTCACTGCACGTTATACGCACGAGACTGTTGCTTTGGCGTTCGCGCTAACCGAGGAATCGGTAGAAGATAATTTGTATGACCGCCTTGGCGCACGTTATACGAAGGCTCTTGCACGAAGCATGGCACACACCAAGCAGGTGAAGGCTGCAAACGTATTGAACAATGCGTTCTCTAGCTCTTTCACTGGCGGTGATGGCAAGTCACTTGTGGCTACCGATCACCCACTGGCTGGTGGCGGCACCTTCTCAAATCGTCCATCTGCATTTGCAGACTTGAACGAAACGTCACTGGAGAATGCGTTGATCAGCATCTCTACTTTTGTGGATGATCGAAACATGATCTTGGCTCTGCAAGGAACCAAGCTTGTTGTTCCGCCTCAACTGCAATTCGTAGCTGATCGTCTGCTGGAAACACCTGGACGAGTCGAAACTGCGGACAACGACATCAACTCAATTAGGAATATGGGTCTGCTGCCTCAAGGCTATGCAGTCAACCACTTCTTGACTGATACTGATGCGTTCTACGTTCTGACTGATTGCCCAGATGGCTTCAAGCACTTTGAGCGCAGTCCGATTGCGACTTCTATGGAAGGTGACTTCAACACTGGCAACGTGCGTTACAAGGCCCGCGAGCGATACAGCTTTGGCTTTAGTAATCCACGCGCAGTGTTCGCTTCACAAGGCGCATAATTGTTCCACATGGAACAATGAGATTAGGGGCACTTGTTGCCCCTTTTCTTTTTCTACTGTATAAGTATTTCATCCCTGACAGGCGCATACCGTGCCTGACACTAGCCAAGACAGGAGATACCCATGGCTAATACGACTTTTTCGGGTCCAGTCCGATCAGAGAATGGATTTAAGTCCATCAGCAAAGACGCAACTAGCGGTGCGATTACTGAAATCACAACCTATGGTGGGGCTCCAGTTAGCCTCTCAGACGGCAATGTAACCCTAACCAACGCAACTCACAGCGGCAGAATTCTACTTGTTCCAGATGGTGGCCAAGATAATACTTATACGCTTCCTGCTCCTGTTGCTGGATCTGTTTTCAAGTTTGTATACGCTGGCGGCGCTGCTGATGCTACGGACGCGCTTATTGTTACTCCCGGCAACACTAATTTTTACATTGGTGGTGTTACTTTCTTAGATACAGA